TATGTCACAAGAATTAATGGTTAGATACGAAACAGGCGGCCAAGAAATCATTCTTACACAAAATGATGTAAAAAATTTCTTGGTAACGGGAGATCCAGAAAAAGTTACGGACAAAGAACTTAAGTTGTTTTTAGAACTTTGTAAGGCTCAAAAGTTAAATCCATTTTTAAAGGAAGCCTACCTTATTAAGTTTGGTAATGATGCAAATATTATAACTGGCAAAGATGTATTTCTTAAGAGAGCGAGGGCAAATGATAGTTTTAGGGGCTTCAAAGCTGGAATTATCGTTCAAAGCGAAAGAGGTATCGAAAAGAGAGAGGGAACCTTTTATTTAAAAGGACAAGAAAACTTAGTGGGAGGCTGGGCTTCAGTTTATATAAAAGACTGGGACGTTCCATTTGACCATACAGTAGCCTTAACGGAATTTAACAAAGGGACAGCTACCTGGAAAAATATGCCTGCTGTAATGATTCGAAAGGTTGCACTGGTGCAAGCCTTAAGAGAGGCCTTTCCTGATGATTTATCTCAACTTTATGCTGCGGAAGAAATGGGTTCAGATCCTGCGATTGAAGACACTATTGTTTTAGAAAACAAAGAGAATGAATTCATAGGAGACTGCGACAGGAGAAAGTTATTTTCTATTGCAGAAAACAACGAGGATATTGTAAAGGCTGTTTTAAATAAATATGGATATGAAAGTACCCAAACAATAAGAAAACAAGATTTTAAGGCTATATGTGAAGATATTGAAAGACTTCTAAGTGTATCTAAGACTGATAATGAAACTGAAATAGAAGATGCAGAAGTTATTGAAGAAGAGGAAGACTTTCTTAAAGGAACTCCTTTCGAAAAATAAATAGTTAGGGGCAATTTATATGGCAGAACCAGGCTATTATGCAATATTACCTGCAACTGTTAGGTATGATAAAAACTTAACACCTAGCGCAAAATTATTATATGCAGAAATAACTGCTTTATCTAATAGTAAAGGTTACTGCTGGGCAAGTAATAAATATTTTGCGGATCTTTACGGAGTAGGAAAAAACAGTATTTCTAATTGGATAAAAAACTTAAAAGATAACGGTTATATAGATATAAGAATGATTTATAGAGAGAATTCTGTATCAATTAAAGAAAGACATATTTTTATAAGAGATCTTTCGTTAAAAGCATACATTGATAACTTACAAGAAGAAGAGCAACCTATTCAAAATAATGGGGTATCCCAAAAAAATGGGGTAGGGTATCCCAAAAATTTGGGTGGGGGTATCCCAAAAATTTGGGAGGATAATATTATAACTGAATACTATAATCTATATTCTTCTTCTTTAGGAGAAAAAGAAAAAGAAAAGTTTAAAAAAATCATAGAGATCTATTTCTATGTTGGATTTAAAAGTTTAACTGGAATGATGAAGAATAAATTATTCACTTATATAAAAAAATATGACATTGATTATATAGAAGATGCTTTTAAACTAGCTGGAGATAATAATATTTTAAAAATATCTTATGTAGACAGAATTTTAGAGGATTGGTCTAAGAATGGAAAAAGAAACCTAAAATCTAAAACCAACAAAAATAAGTTTAACAACTTTAAAGGAATTACTGATGATTATTCTGCTGAAGAATTAGAGGAAGTAGCAAGACAAAAGCAAGCGGAAGGCTTTAAGAAGCTAGGAGTTAATGTTGATGTATAGAAGACGTGGAAAATACAACGCTAGAAAAGTACAAGTTGACGGAATTACCTTTGATAGCCTAAAGGAAGCTAATAGATACAGTGAATTAAAATTGTTGGAAAAGGCAGGGTTAATTAAGGATTTGACCCTGCAACCACGCTTTAATTTACAAGAAAGCTTTAAAAAGAATGGAAAAAGTATAGGAAAAATAGATTATATTGCTGATTTTATGTATTTTGACAATGAAGAGAAAAAAACTATTGTTGAAGATGTGAAAGGCTACAAGACTGATGTTTACAAGCTTAAAAAGAAATTGTTTGAGCGTAAATATATGAACTTGGAGATTAAGGAAATATAAGCTAGTTAAGAAACTTTAGCAAATTACAATATATAAGGAGTTAGAATGAAAAAGTTTTTGGTGGTATATGACAAAGAAATAGAGGATAGGGGCAGGGATAGTTACTTAAAAGCAATTAAGAAAAACATACCTGAAGCAATTATTGCTGATGTGGATAATTTACCCAACTGTACAGTAAGAAATGTATTAGCTTTAAAACCAATGGCAGATGATACTTATAAATGGATAATGGAGCTCCTAAAGGCTAACCCTATTAACGATATAGAGGGGGCAGCAAGTAAAAGGTTGACTATAACGGCTGAAGCAGTTTTAAGAGCAATTGGGGACGCTTATAGAAAAACAATTGTAATAATAAATCAGTCAGAAATTCTAGGTAAATCTTTAGCTAGAGAACTGCTGGAACTTGGAGCAAATATTATAAGCTTGAATTCTGATTATTCTTCTTTGGAAAATCTTTTAACTATGACTGATATTGATGTTTTGGTTAGTGCAAGTAATAATAGTGATTTCACAATAGACCGTTTTTTAACTAAGGACATTAAAATTAAAATTGATTTATCTGAAGATCTTGATGATCCAAATAAAATAACTAGAGTGCCAACTATAGAAGTGTTAAAAGATAGGCTGGAAAACAGTAATAAGTGGTGGGAGCAAAACAATGATTAAAGTAACTTTATACTACGAAAATAATACCCTAGGTTATGGTGCTCTACCACGCCAAGAAATCTTAGTTAAGAACGAAGAAGAATTCTGGGAAAAATATAATTCAAGCAATGAATATGTTAAGTGCGAAGATGCACTAGAAGGAGCTTACAGCGTATATCTTAAGAAGGATAAAATCATAGAAATATGGATTGAAAAAGTTATAGGAGATTAAAGAGAAATGAAAACTTATAGATTTGAAATTTCTGCCTATGAAGAAATCGACATTGAAGCAAGAACAAAGGCAGAAGCTGAAGAAAAGGCTAAAGAATATTGGGATGAAAAATTCCCAACAATGTTTGGTGGAGTTGAGTTTATAAAAGAGGTGGAAGAGTGAATTACAAAACAAATAAAATTAATCGTTTTTTAGAAATATCCTTAAATAGTGCGGATCTAGTTGAAACCTTTGACACCATAAATCCATTTACAGATGGTCTGGGTTTGGGGATAAGAAGTTATCCAGGATATATAAGACAGGGAGTAAAAGAAGTTATTGATTTGAAACAAGAAAAGATCAAATTAAAAGACCAATTAGAATTTGCAGAAGATGAATTAAAAGAATATAGAGAAATAATTTCCCCAGATGACCTTGATTATTTAACGGACGAAAACAAAGAGAAAATTAAAAGGTTTTGTGAAGAATTATTAGACGAGGTGGAAAAATGAACAATAGACCGTTTAAAGTAGAAGGACTAGATTTAAACGAAGGGACAGATGAATTTAAAGAAGGGCAGCTAGTTTTATATGAAGGTACATTTGGGTTTGAAGTAGGAAAAATTAAAAAACTAAAAGGCAAGCGTAGAGCTTATGTCTGGTACCACAGCGGAGACACAGCAGCACTAACTGACTTAAAACTTTTAAACCCTATAGTAAATGATTATTGCATCGAAGATTTAATCAAAAAGAGGGGCAAGAATGAAAACAGATTTAAATGACTTAATAAGTCGTAAAAAAATCAGATTTGAGCTTGGAGAATCTACCATGCCAAAAAAATATAGAGACTTTTGTCTGCGAGTAATTGATGACGAAAAACTAACACCAACGCTTGAAATAGAACAATTCAAACCTTTAAAGGTCAAAGAGTACACAAGGGACGCATGTGGGAGAACATTTTACATTAGCCAGTGTCCTAAATGTGGTTGTCATCTAGACGGAAATCAAGTACAAAAATATTGCCATGAATGTGGTCAAAGATTGGAGTGGGAAGAGTGAGAATTAAGAAACTAACCTTAAAAGATAAAGTAAAAGGTTTTATTATACTGAATTATCATTGCATGGACTTTGAAATTGAAAATCTTATAAAAGAATATGAACTTGGGAAAATATCAGAAGACTACTTAGATGGATATTTAAAAGGGGTTAAAGATTTTAAAGATATGCTAATAGAAGCTGACATGAGCGTTATTAAATAAGTGAGGTTTAAGCGTGAATGCAATAACATTTAATGATTATGAATTAAATTTAATTCATGGGCTTTTAGCAGATGAAGAAATAAGGTTAAAAAAAGCCTATAAGATTCTTTCGAAGAATGGAGATAATTTTGAAAACACAAAAAATTATATAGAAGAAGTAAATAAACTAAGAAAGAAATTTACGGAAATAGACGATACGGAAGATTATTTTGAAGTTACTGATAGAATCGAAGATTACAGTTTAGATAATAAATAAATTGAGGTGGAATAATGTTTGAAAAATTAAGTAAAAAGATTATTAAGTGGGCAAAGGATAGAGATTTACTCCACAGAAAGAATGCGCCAAAACAATTCCTAAAATGCATTGAGGAAGTTTTTGAGTTTAAATCAGAAATGGACCAGGTTGAGAGAGTTGAACACGAGAAATTAAAAGAAATTTATACCGAGAATATGAAAATAGAAATGGGGGATATTTTCGTCACTTTAATAATATTATGCGAGCAGCTTGGAATTAATGTTATTGAATGCTTAGAAAAAGCTTACAAGAAAATAGAAGCTAGGACTGGTAAAACAATAAACGGCACTTTCGTCAAAAGTGAAGACCTTTAGAGGTCTTGGAGGATAAATGGATAAAGAGCAGCTATTACAGTACAGAATTTTAAAATTAGAAATTGAAGATCTAGAGGATAAACTACAAAATGTTAAGAACAAGCTAGTGATGGATAAAGTACAGGCCAGCGCAATTGAATATCCATATAACCTATATAGTCTAAAGATTTGTGGACTTGAAGAAGATGCTTATACTCAAAGGCTGCAGTTGCTACTTAGAAGAAGAATAAGAAAATGTAAAAGGGCAAGGCTTGAGATTGAAGAGTATATTGACGGAATAAAGGACTCAAGAATGAGATACATCTTTACTAAGCGATATATTGACGGCTGGACCTGGATAAAAATAAGCATGAGACTAGGGAGTTCAAACGAAGCATACGCAAGATTACTTCATGATAGATTTTTAAGAAGTTGAACGATTTGAACGATTTTTACATAGTAATATGTAAGATGAAAGAATATAAGTTATTGGTCCATGATGGCAACTAAGGATTTCAATCTAAAAGAGCACTCTAACATAGAGTGTTTTTTTATTATCCAATTTTAGAAAGGTGGTGGAGAAGTGGGACTTACAGCAAGACATAGGAAGGTGGCGGAAGAATACCTTAGAACTGGAAACAAAACAAGAAGTTACTGGAAATTCTTTCCAACTTGCAAAGATGAAAAGAGCGCAAGCGTAGGAGCTACTAAGTTATTTAAAAAGCCCTACATGAAAGACTACCTGGAAGAAAGAATGAAAGAGATTGACGAAGAAGAAATTGCTGATACTAGGGAGATTTTAAGAGGACTTACAAGGACTTTTAGAAGAGAAGAGATTCATTATGAAACTGTAACTATAAAGATCCCTTTAAAAGATGAACACGGAAATATTATTGGAGTTGAAGAAAAAGCTAAGGTTATAAAGACACCAACAGAAAACCGTGATGCAATAAAAGCTGGAGAATTGCTTGGTAAGAGGTATGGACTATGGACGGATAAAATCGACATGGATATTGATGTACCTACAATTATTTCTGGAGCTGATGAGCTTGAAGACTAATGAGGTTTATTTGCCAGAAATAATTGGTAAAGGCTATGGAACTTATTGGAACTATAAAGGCAGATATAGAGTAGTTAAAGGGTCTAGGGCAAGTAAGAAGTCAACGACAACTGCTTTAAATATGATTTATAGGATAATGACATACCCTGATTCAAATGGTTTGGTAATTAGAAAAGTTTTTAGGACTGTAAAAGATTCTTGTTTCTCCCAACTTAAATGGGCAATACACCGCCTAAAAGTTGACAAATATTGGAAGGCTACTAATAGCCCCTTAGAACTTACTTATTTACCAACAGGGCAAAAAATATTGTTTAGGGGTCTTGATGATCCTTTAAAGGTTACATCTGTAGCAGTAGATAAAGGGAGCCTATGTTTTTTGTGGATTGAAGAAGCCTACGAGATTATGAGTGAAGATGATTTTAATATGTTGGACGAGTCCATAAGAGGACAGGTTCCAGATGGTCTATTTAAACAAATAACCTTAACGCTTAACCCCTGGAATGACCGCCATTGGATAAAAAGAAGATTTTTCGACCGAGAAGATAAAGACATTCTAGCCATAACTACCAATTATAAGTGTAATGAGTGGTTAGACAAGGCAGATTTAAAGGTCTTTGATGAAATGAAAATCCATAACCCTAAGAGATACCGAGTAGCAGGCTTGGGAGAATGGGGAGTAGTTGACGGCTTAGTCTACGAAAACATAGAAGAAAAGAGATTTGATATATCTAGCCTTGTAGGACAAGAGAAAATAGAATCTGTTTTTGGTCTTGACTTTGGTTATACCAATGACCCGACAGCCTTATTCTGCGGTCTAATAGATCTAAAAAATAAAGTGATTTATGTGTTTGATGAACTTTACAAAAAAGGTTTATCAAATAAAAGAATATATGAAGAAGTAGAAGCTATGGGGCACAGAAAAGAATCAATTATTGCAGATAGTGCCGAGCCCAAGTCCATTGATGAATTAAGAAGTCTAGGACTTACAAGGGTAAGGGCAGCAAAGAAAGGCAAGGATAGCATTTTAAACGGCATACAGTTTATACAGGATTTTAAACTTGTAATACATCCTAGATGTGTAAATTTTCTAACGGAAGTAACAAATTATCAGTGGGCAAAAGATAAGTTTGACAACTCAATTAATAAGCCAATTGATGATTTTAACCATTTAATGGATGCCATGAGGTATGCAATCGAACCTTACATTATAAAGCATAAGAATTCAGTACAAACATTTAGACATAGTTTATAAAGGAGGGATAAAGTGATAGACACCACAGAAAGAGTATTTAGCATAGATAGCAAGGCTGATTTTAGCCTAGGGCTGCTTAGAAATTTTATTGATAGGCATAGGGTGCTTTCAAAAAAATACTATGATTTAAGGGATATGTATAAAGGCAAGCACTTAATACTACTTAAGGATAATAACAAGCCAATTTATAAGCCAGATAATAGGCTAGTGGTTAATCATGCTAAGTATATTGTTGATACTTTAAACGGATTTTTTACAGGAATACCAATTAAAACAATTGCTGAAAATCCCAGAGTCAATGACTATATACAAGAATTTGACAGATATAACGATATTGATGACTTAAATTCTGAAATAGCTAAGAAGTGCAGTATATACGGCCGTTGTTACGAATTATTATTTATAGATGAAAGATCTAAAGTTGGAGCTACCTATATAGATCCTATGGATGCTTTTATTATTTATGACAATTCTATAAGACAAAAACCTTTATTTGGAATCAGATATACAAAAGATAAAGAGGGAGTCCTAATTGGAACTTTCAGTGATGATTCCAAGATTTATTACTTTAGAAGTAATGACAAAGGAGAACTCATAATTGACCAGGAAGAGCCTCATTATTTTAAAGAGGTCCCAATGGTTGAGTATGTAGAGAATGAAGAACTACAGGGTGCATTTGAGAATGTAGAAACCTTAATTAATGCCTACAACAAGGCTATAAGCGAAAAGGCTAATGATGTTGATTACTTTGCTGATGCTTACATGGCAATTCTGGGAGCATTACTGGAAGAAAAAGACATCATAAATATTAAAAACAACAGAATTATTAATATAGAACCTATTGCTGATAGTCAACAGCTAGAGGTTAAATTCTTAGAAAAGCCTAACGCTGATACAACACAGGAAAATCTTATTGATAGGCTAGAAAAGCTAATTTTTAATATATCCATGGTGGCAAATATCAATGATGAAAACTTTGGAACATCAAGTGGCATAGCCTTGAAGTACAAATTGCAATCAATGAGTAATTTATCCAATGTTAAAGAGCGTAAATTTGTTAAGGGCTTAAATAAAAGATTTGAGTTAATAGCAAATGTCCCTAATACTCCTATAGGAGAAGATGACCTTAAAAACATCAAATATATATTTACAAGAAATATACCTAACAACACAGTAGAAGAGGCACAAACAGCAGCTGAACTTATAGGAATAACAAGTAAGGAAACAGCCCTTAGTACCCTAAGTATTGTTGATGATGTTAAAAAAGAATTAGATCTTATAAAAGAAGAAGAAGGACACGGGGACCATGACTATATAAATTATATGGATAGCCTTGAGGACTTAGACAATGAAATTGAATAAAGACCAAATGAGAGCCTATCAATATGCAGTTAAAAGAGAAAAAGAACATATTGCAGCCAGGAAAAAGGAAGACAAGGCTTTTAATAAGCGTATAGACAGCATTTATAAAAACTTAAGGTTTGATATACAAGATGAGATTTATAAGTTTATAGGCAGGTATGCCGACAAAGAGGGGATAACTCGAACTGAAGCCAACAAAAGAATAGAAATTATAGATTATAGAAGAGCTCTTAAAAGAGTTAGAGATATTAACTTAAGAGGTCCACTTACTGAAGAACAGAAAAGACAATTGGATAATTTAAACATAACATCTAATTTAACAAGGTTAGAAATGTTATTAGAAAATGTGAATTTATCCCTAATTGATACTTATGGACGGCTAGAAACCAATATTGGAGATTATCTTATATATACAGGTAAAAAAGAACTTGAAACTCAAGCCGAGGACTTAAACCTTACCATTCACAGTTCCCAAAAAATAAAAAATAATATTGAGAAGATAGCACAAGCTGACTTTCATACAGCTACTTTTAGTGAAAGGTTATGGGCTGATAAAGCTAATTTAAAGAACAACCTGGAGCTTGGAATTACAAAAACAATTATAAGGGGACAAAATCCAAAAAGGTGGTCAAGGAATTTACAAAGAAACCTTAAAGACAACATAGCTAATGCGGAATATTCTGCAAGAAGAATTGCTATAACCGAGACGGCAAGAGTTCAAGGGGAAGTAGTCAAGGAATCTTTTAAAAGTAATGGCTACGATAAATATATTTATATAGCCGAGCCGACAGCTTGCGAAATTTGCATGGAATTAGATGGCACAGTCCACAAAGTAGAGGATGCTGTACCAGGAATTAATTATTATCCCATGCATCCATTTTGTAAATGTGGAGCGAGTCCATACTATGAAGAAAGTTAATATTTAATTTTAAAGTCCAAGCTTTGAAGACTCTAAAAGCCAAGGAGTATAAAAGTTAAGCATTATAACTATAAATTATGGAGGTTAAAAATGAACGAAGATAACAAGAACTTAAATCAAGATGTAGCTGATGCTAAAGAAACTGGTCACAAAAAAGAAAACTTTGATGTAGCTGGAGAAAAAGTCCCACGTGATTCTGTATTCAATGACAAAAAAGAAACAGATCCTGAAGGAAGTCAGGCTGAAAAGAAATATACAGATAAAGACGTGGACGACATCATAAATAAAAAATATGCTAAGTGGCAAGAACAAAAGGAAAAAGAAATTTCTGAAGCTGAAAAGCTAGCAAACATGGATGCTAACCAAAGAATTGAGTACGAAAGAGACCAATTAAAGAAAGAACTTGACGAGTTAAAAGCACAAAACAACAAATCATCTATGGCAGGAACAGCAAGAAAGATGTTATCAAAAGAGGGAGTAAATATTGAAGATGAACTTATTTATAACCTTATAACAGATGATGCAGAAACTACTAAAAACAATGTTGACAGTTTTATAGGTGCATTTAATAAGGCAGTTGACACTAAGGTCAATGAAATACTTAAGGGGAAAACCCCATACAGGTATGGAGGACAAAACAAGTTAACAAAAGCAGAAATACTTGATATTAAGGACGAAGACGAAAGAAGAAAGGCAATAGCCGAAAATCTCGAATTATTTGATTAAGAAAGGATATTAAATTATGGCAAAATTAGAAAAACTAACTGAAAATCTAGGCAAAGCTAATGCAATATTAGTTACTAATAAATTTGGTAATTCTTTAAAGGGACTACTAGATGTTTTAGGAGTTCATAGAAGAATTCCACTAAGAGTAGGCGACAGAATACAAACATATAAGACAGTGGCAACTTTAGAAAATGGAACAGTTGAAAAAGGCGATATTATCCCACTTTCTGAAGTAAAGGTTGAAGAAGATGAAGCAAAGGAACTAACTTACAAAAAATATAGAAAAGCAGTTGCCTTTGAAGATATCCAAAAATATGGCACAGCTAGAGCAATTGAAATGACAGATGCAGCTATTATTAAGGAAGCACAAAAAGGTCTAAAAGCTGATTTATTCACTAACATTAAGAATGCACAAAAAACAACTCAAGGTGTAGGTCTACAAGGTGCAGCAGCCCAAGCTTGGGGTAATATACAAATTATTTTTGAAGATGATGGAGCAGAAACAGTTATTTTCGTAAATCCATTAGATGTTGCTGATTACTTAGGAGAAGCAACAATTACAACTCAAAAAGAATTTGGTCTTAATTATCTAACTAACTTCTTAGGTGCTGACATTGCAATCATCACTTCTCGAATAACTAAGGGAGAAGTTTATGCTACAGCTATAGAAAACTTAATCTTTGCTTATGCAGATCTAAATGATGGTGATGCAGCTAGAGAATTTGAACTAATTACTGATGAAACAAATGTAATTGGACTAAGACATGACCAAACAAATGACAGATTAACTTATGAAACAACAGTAGTAGCAACAGGTCTATTAGTAGCCGAAAGACTTGACGGAGTAATTAAATCTACAATCCAAAAGGCGGCTACTGTATAAAAAGAGGTGCTAAATGATAGTAAAAGTTATCAAAGATTACTTTGACAAAAGCGATAATAAAAAGCTTAAGGTTAAAGGTTCCATCATTGAATATAAAGATGATGATAGAGCCAAAGAACTAATAAAACATGGTGTAGCTGAAGAAATTACAATAGAGGTTGTTGAACCATCTGAAAAGGAATCAGGAAAAGATAAAGCTGCATCTAAATAGGAGGTGCAGCTATGACAATTTTTGAAACTGTTAAAGAATTAATTTTTATTGACCAGGAAATAACAGCAAGCCAAGAAAAGTTATTAAATACAATTGTAGATCTAACTACTAAAAAGCTACTGTCTAAGTTACAGGATAAAGAAGTACCTGAACAGCTTGAACACATAGTAATAGAGGTTTCTATTATTAGATATAACCGTTTAGGAAGCGAGGGCATGAGCAAAGAATCCCAAGATGGAAGAAGCATTGAATTTAATAACAATGACTTTAAAGACTTTGAAGATGAAATTGCTGATTATTTAAATGGTCTTAATAAAAATACACATAAGAGTAGGGTGCGTTTTCTATGAGATTCGAAACTAATGTAATTTTTATAAAGGTTGAAAAAACCTATAACCGCATTACTGGAGATTACAGCATGGAAGAGACGGACAGAACAGTAAGGTTAGCTGATGTTACTGACACAGGAATGGAAAGGCAGCAGCTTCTTTATGGAACTGTAGGAAGCCAAGCTATAACCATAAGGTTAAAAACACCAGTACAGCTTGATTATGATTATTTAATTGTAAATGGTATCAAGTACACGGTAAGAAAATTAGTAACTTATAGAGGACGTCAAACTATAGAGGCGGTGGTCCTAAAATGAAAATAAAATTAAGTGGAATAGGAGCACTAATAAAAGCCTTAAATAGTGAAACGGTAAACCCTAGAATTAAAGAGGCGGTAAAGAAAAATGGTGCAGATATGCATCAAAAGGCTTTGGAACTTGTACCAGTTGACACAGGAACTCTAAAAAGAAGTATTACTTTAGAAATTAAAGACGGAGGTCTTACAGCTGAAGTTAAAGAACATACTGAATACGGAGTGTATTTGGAGTTAGGAACTAGGTATATGGCAGCCCAGCCTTACATGAAGCCAGCCTTAAATTTTGTAAAAGATAAATTCAGAAATGACTTAAAAAAGGCGGTGGATTGATGATAATTACACCCCATCAAGATTTTTTTAATATTTGCAGGGATATAGCAATTAAGTTGGTAGGGGAAGAAAATGTTTATGATTTTCTACCGCCCAAAGGTGCCAAGTATCCGTTTATATACATTGGATCACAACAGCACGTGGAAGACACCTGGAAAAACAAAGATGCTATATATCCAACAATTTATCAAGACATATATATTTATAATGACAATCCACTTAAACGAGGGAGTACAAGTAAGCTTGCAATGGACTTCGTCAGTATTTTAAGAACAATTAATACTACGAATATTACCTCCTTAAACCCTAATTATGATTACCATTTTAACGAAATCACTTTCGATTTACGCCCCGACAATACTGCCGAGGTCCCATTGATGCAAGCACACATTTATATAGAATTAAAAGCTTACTAAGGAGTTGAAAATATGAATAAAGACCTAAAGCCTATAATGGGCATTGAATTGATATTACTATTTAGAGATTTAGAAGAAGCTGCGACTAAGCCAGCAACTAAAATGGCCTTCCAAACTGAACATTCAATGGAAGCCTCAAAAGATAGTGATAGCACTGAAACAAAGGACGGAGCAGTAACAACATCATCTACTGTAGAAGAAGAAATTACTGTAACTACAATTATGGCAAGAGAAGACCCTACTGCAGATTTCCTTGAAGAAGCATTTTATGAAAATAAAATTATTGAAGTATGGGAAATTGACAAGAAAAATAAAAATGAAGAAGGACTTTATAAGGCGGAATATAGACAATGTAAAATTACAGATTTTAGCAAGACAGCAAGCGCCGAAGATCCTACAGAATTGGAACTAACTCTTTTAACCAACGGACAAAGACAAAAGGGTTATACACCTCTAAGCAAGGAACAAGAAAAGATAGCTCAATATGTATTTAGAGATACTGAAGTATATAAGGGCGAAGAAAACGAAAAGAACGCAATTAAGAAAGCGTAATAAGACATTTATAAATTGGAGTGCAGAAAGCACTCCTTTTTTTTTGAAATTTTTAATAAAAAGGAGCATAAAACATGGCAATTCTTAAAAATGGACGAGATTTTACCTTAAAAATTAATGATAAAGAATACCCTCTAAGAATATCTTTTAGATCTTTAGATTATTTAGATCAAGTTTATACCCTTGAAGACAAGGAAAGCGGAATTAAATTTGGATTTGGTCTTAATCTTTTAGTTATGGGACTACAAATTAAGAATATCACAGCAATTATTAATCTTTTAAAGGCTGCAACTTTACATTTAGCACAAAAGCCATCTGAAGAAGAAATTATAGAAATGATTGATGGCTTAAATGATAAAGAATACTTTAATTTATTTGATGGACTAGATGATTTTTTATCAAATGCGGCTCTTACAAAACACGCTTACAGGCAAATCAAGAAAGCCGCAGCAGCAGAAACGAAAAAACTAGAAGAAAAGAAGAACTAAGTTATTTTGATTTCTTAGCCAACATCTTAGAGATTTACCCTCATTTAAGCGTTGATGAAGCTGCTAATACTAGCTTGAGAGATTATGAAGTAATGACTGAAGCCTTTGTTAAAAGAGAGCAAAAAGAAATATTTAATAATAAATTTATTGCATCTTATACAGCATGGCAAAATGCACAAATACAAGCAACGGACAAGAGGGGTAAAAGATATGTTAAAAACTTTAAAGATCTCTTTGATTATGACAAGGAACTTGAAAAGCTAGGAAATAAAAATAATAAAAAACCTAAAGAAAGTAAAGATTATAGCTTATTAGATAAGCTAGCAGAAATAAACGGAGAAGGGAGGTAAAAATGAGTGATTATAATGTAACGGCCATACTAACGGCAAATGCTAAAAGCTTAATTGCTGGAATGAAAGAAGCCCAAGCCAGCGTTCAAGAATTTGGGAAATCCACAACAAGCATTGGTACAAGCGTGCCAGCTTTGTTAAATGGAATAGGTAAAGGCTTAACAGTTGGTTTAACAGCTCCAATTACAGCTGGATTTGCAGCAAGTATTAAGGCATCCAGTGACTTTGAAAGTGCCTTAACTGGTGTAGCAAAAACTACAGATCTAAGCGGTAAAGAACTAGAGGCAATGGGAACTGCCATTAAAAACATGGCTAGAGAAGTGCCAGCATCAACAACAGAAATAGCAGCCGTTGCTGAAGCTGCTGGGCAATTAGGAATCTCTAAAGAAAATATAATGGGCTTTACCCGTACAATGATAGACATGGGAGAAGCAACGAACTTAACAGCTGATGAAGCAGCAACTGCATTTGCAAGATTTGCCAACATAACTCAAATGCCTCAAACGGAAATGTCAAACTTAGGATCCACAGTTGTAGCTTTGGGAAATAACTTTGCCACAACGGAAAAAGAAATTGTTGACATGGGAATGAGATTAGCAGCGACAGGAACTCAAATTGGTCTTAATCAAGCCGAGATTATGGGACTTGCAACTGCAATGTCATCTGTTGGAATTAATGCCGAAGCTGGTGGTACTGCTATGTCTACAACAATGAAGAAAATCAACTCTGCTGTAGTTGGATCAAGTGAAAAAATAAAATATTTTGAGCAAAATATTTCAGGCGCAACAGGTATTACTGCAGCAGAATTTTGCACAGCTATGGAAGCAGGTGGGAAATCAGCTGAAAACATGGCCAATAGGCTAGGCATAGTTCCCAAATACGCAAAAGAACTGGCTAAAGATTTGATGAAGTCCACTGTATCTTTAGATGGATTTGCACAAGTAGCTGGAATGTCAGCGGAAGAATTTTCAGAAGTTTGGAGAACAAAACCTACTGAAGCTTTAGAAGCGTTTATATCAGGGCTTCAAAAAGTTGTAGAAAGTGGTGGGGATGTAAATGGTGTTCTATCTGATTTGGGAATCACAGGAATAAGAGAGACTGACACATTAAATAGATTAGCAGGCGCTGGAGATATGCTTCATCAAGCGTTTGATATGGCTAATGAATCTTTTAGTAAAAACACCGCTCTATCTAATGAAGCAGCCCAAAGATACGCTACATTTGCCAGCCAAGTAAGGACCTTATGGAACACAATAAAAGAGGTTGGAGTTGTAATTGGAGATATGCTAATACCTTACGTTCAAAAGGCTGTTGAATTCATTGGAAATCTTGTAACAAGTTTTTTGGAATTAGATCCATCTGCACAAAAAGCAATAGTAGTAATTGCAGCCGTTGCAGCGGCGATTGGGCCATTACTGATTACTTTATCTAAGATTCCAAAAACTATTGAAAATATACAAACTGGATTTGGACTTTTAAAGAAAGGTCTTGGACTACTAGGCGGAGGATTCACAAAATTAGGTGGGTTTGCAAAAGCTGCCTACGGAATTATAATGGCCCATCCATTTATTGCAATTGCTACTGCCGCGGCTGTTGCAATTGGTCTTATTATTGCTAATTGGGATAAAATTGGTCCAATAGTAGCCCAGGTTTGGGAAAGTATTAAGACCAAGGCAACCGAAACATGGACGGCAATAACCGAAGGAGTAACCGCTTTTATAGAGGGCTTTAAAGCCGTATGGGAATCAATCCCAGAATTTTTTAGTAATCTTTGGACTGGAATAACTGAAGGAATTACTACAGCCTTTGATGGTGTTAAAGAAGCTATAGTTACTGTATGGGACGGTATTAAAACAGCAGTAGTTGAAAAAGTTACTGGTATTAAAGATGGAATAATGAAAGCATTAGAGCCAATATCAGGAAACATTGAGAATATATGGAATGGTATTAAAACAGCTACTCAAGCAGCTTGGGATATTGTTAAAAATGTAGTAATAGGTGCAGGTCTTATAATATTACAAACAATTACTGGTGACTTTAAAGGCGCAGTTGATAGTGCAAAACAAATTTGGGAAAACTTAAAACAAGCTACTCAAACACTTTGGACGGCTATAAAAGATATAATTAAAAATGCTATTGAAGCAGCAAGCACAGTTATATCAACAGTTACTGCAAAAATTAAAGAAGCAATAACAACTGCATGGAATAATGTAAAAGAAACAACTACAAGTGTATGGAATAGCATTAAAGAGGCTATAAAACAAGCTTGGGAAAACATAAAAGAATCTGTAAAAACATCAATTGAAAATGTTAAAACAAGCATTAAAGACGGATTTGACCAGGCAAAACAAAATATAAGCACAGCAGTAGAAAACATTAAGAAAACTGTTAGTGAAGGCTTTACAAATGTATTAACTACAATAAAAACTAAGCTTAGTGAACTACCTGGAACTATTAAAACAGCATTTACTAACGCAATAAATGCTGCTAAGTCTTTTATAAGTCAAGCAATCCAAGTTGGTAGAGACCTAATCAATGGATTTATTACTGGAATAAAAGAAATGGCCAGCAATTTAGCAAACGCTGCTAAAAGTGTAGTTGGAAATGCAATAAGCGCTGCAAAAAGTGCCTTAAAAATCCATTCTCCTTCTAGAGTCTTTAAAGATATAGGTTTTTATACTGTTAAGGGATTTGCAGTAGGACTTACTGATAATGCGAAGATGGCAGCAAATGCTATGAATAAGGTAATAGATCCTTTAACTGGCACTAGCGTAGACATAGGTTCTAATCTTGCAGATATTAATGGTCAAGCTAAAAATGCTATAGATTATACAATTACCGATAAATTAGGGGGACAAAAACAAAGCCAAACTCTAATTTTAAGGCTAGGGAATAAGGACTTTAAAGCATTTATAGAAGACATTACAGATTTACAAGGTCAAGAAATAAAGCTTCAGGAAGTTTATGGAATTTAGGAGGTGCTATTATGTATAATTTTTTAAGGACAGATAAGGTAAGATTGCCGAGTTTTAGCACTACCCAAACTATTGTTGATGGTATAAATTTAGATGAAACATTGAAAGGCTATCGAACATTAGCCGTTAGAGGAAGAGAAACAAGTTCCCGAAATATACAAACTCATGATAAGAATAGTTATATAAATAGCACCAATCCAATTTTAGATGGTGCTATTTTATTGGGCTCTAACATACCAGCAAAGAATATATTAGTTGATTATCAAGTATCCACGAGAAATTATAGAGACCAAACGGAACTATATGAGTTGTTAAATTATTACATCAACAAGCCACTTGTAAAGCTTATATTTACAGATGATTTAAAGTATTTTTATAAGGGGACCTTGGCAAACATGGGAGAAATTGAAACATCTCTAGAACATAAAGGAGAAATGGAGTTTGCGGTTCATGACCCTTATAAATATTCTAATGAAATCTTTATAGAAAAATTTGCTGGAAATGGAGAAATAAAAAGATTTATGCTTTATCCTGTAGCCTTAGAATGGATTGAAATAAAAACTAAAACAAATACAGATAAGTTAATTATAAAAAACGACTCCACAGGTAAGAGAATTATTATAGATTCCAACCTAACAAGCACAGATAGGACAAAAATCTACTTTAAAGAGTTTTTAGTAGAACAGAATGGCAAGGAAAACATAAGCGCTAAAATGGATATTACTAGCGACTATGAAGACTTTGAAATAAATACTGGAGATGTAATAAGCACAAATATAGATGCTGATATTGAAATATCTTATAGGGAGCGTAAATTATGATTTATTTATTTGACATAAAAGAAAAGTTTATAAATCTTATTAGGCGCAACGAACTTAAGGAAGCTATCCAAGAAGAAAATCTTAACGGTACTGACAGGTTAGACTTGGAAATCTTATTGGAATATAAAGATAAACTTAAAGATGCTGCTTATGTTGCTCATAGAGATGTTACAACTCCTAATGAATTTTACCTTTACAAAATCATTACTGGTAGTAATACATCTAATAGCATACTGACAACAGCTATAGCTAGCCAATTTGACGATTTAAGAGCCTACGGGTACTTAAGAGAGTTTAGAAGAGATAAGGCAACAGCAAGAGAGGCTGCAGAAATTGTTTTTGGTGGAAGTAGATGGGAAGTAATACAAGCTGACGATACACCACAAAAACAATTTTATATCTATGATTTAACAAGGCTAGATGCTCTTAAGAAACTAATTGAAACTTACAATGTTGAATTAGAATTTAAGGTAGTTATAACAAAAAATAAGATAACTAGAAGAATTGTAAAGATATATAACCGCCGTGGAATTAAAGTAAATAAAAGATTTTACTATGGATCCAATGCACTAGAGGTTATAAAAGAAGAAAGCCGTCAGGATATTGTAACAGCGGTAATTGGTAGAGGTAAGGGAGAAGAAAAGTTTGACACTAGCGGAGAAGCCACTGGTGGATTTGGAAGAAGAATAGATTTTAAGGAAATAGAGTGGAGCAAAGAAAAAGGGAATCCACTTGATAAGCCTATAGGTCAAGAATATCTAGAATTAAAAGAGGCTACTCAAAAATATGGATATTCTGATGGCACACCAAGATTTAAAATTGTAGTGCATGACCAAATAACAACTCCCGAAGAATTAATACAAGCCTGTTATGAAGATTTAGTTAGACTATCAAGGCCCCTAGTGCAATTTAAAGCAGATATTTTGGAAATTGGAGCTGCAAATATAGGGGACAGAATACAAATAATAAGAAAAGACCTAGATATTTATTACACAGCTAGAGTTTTTAAGATTAAGAGGAACTTATTAAATGCTGACTTAACAAGCGTAGAACTGGGAGACAATATTGCTTATAACCAGGTTACAAAAAATAAAGAGCTTGTTAATCAGATAGAAAGCTTGAATAATAGAGTTTCTGAAGTTGCAAAAAGTGCTAATTTGACCTTTATTGATGTTCTTGAAGAAATGAGAAAAGGACTTGAAAACTCCTATTTTAATCAAGACGGCTATAACTATGAGTTAAAAGTTGGGAATCCTTATAAGTTACCAGCAGGCTATTATAGTTTTAATGCTCCAATAGAAAAGAATCCTACAAAAGTTATTTATATGGGAGCTGGAACTATGGCAATTGCTAATAAAAAGGACTCTACGGGTAAATGGCAATGGAAAACATTTGGAACTGGAGATGGAATTTTAGCCGAAGCTATAGTTGGTAAATTAGGGGAATTTGCAACAGTAAATGCAAATCAAATAAACGTTAATAATGACTTTGCAAATACACCAATAGGGAAAAAGGTAGTAGTGCAAGATGAGTTATATAACAATGTTAAGATTACTCAATCTAAGGGAGTGCAGGTCCTTGATAATCAAAACCGAGAACGAGTCCAACTTGGTAATTGGTCATCTGGTAGGTATGGACTAAAACTTACAGATGCGTCAGGTAATAGGACAATCCTTGATGATAACGGAATCTTACAATCATGGCAAGATGGAAGATGTGACAATGTGGATTCACGAAACCCTTTAAAGCTGCATATTTATATTCCAAAAGAAACACAAAGGATATACAAGGCAGCACTTAGAATTTATACCGAGGGATTCAGAGCTTACTCCAAAGCTACAGAGTGGAAGGGAACACAATCAACATCTACAGATTCTGGCGGCGGAGATTACACTTCTACTGATGGAGGTGGTGGAGATTACACCTCTACTGAATATGACGGCGGAAAAGTTGAAACAAGTCACGGGGCATCAAATGTCCAAGGTGGAATGGTAACGGTTAATGTACAAGGTGGCGGAGGTGGAAGTGTAAGCTTTTATCAAACTCAGTACCATGAGCATGAAGTTGATATACCAAATCATAGCCATGGAGTACAAATACCAGGACACACTCATGGTGTAAGCATACCAAATCATAGCCACGGTGTAGATATACCAGGACATGGTCACGACATTATTTTTGGAATATACCAAGAATACGCAAGTAATGTAAGGACGGAAATATATATTAACGGTACTGACCGAACAGCAGCTATTTCTGGAAGTGGCTATGTCTATGGAAATAATGATGAGATGAACTTAACAGCTTATTTGAAAAATGGTTGGAATGAAATTGAAGTTAAATCAAATAATAGATGCCGTGTAGATGCGACAATATTTATTCAAGCGCTACTCAATTATGGAGGTTATTAATTATGGAAAAACAAGAAATAAAAGTCACTGAACTCAAAGAAAACGGTGCAGTTATTGAAGAGACAATGACTTATGAAAAAAGCATAGACCAATTAAAAAACGAAGTAAGAGATTTGGAATATAGGAAGAAAAGCCTATATGACCAAATGATAGCAATGAGAAGGACTTATAAAAGCTATGAAGAAAAGCAAAAAGCATTAAAAGATGTTATTACAAAGCTAGAGCCTGTAAATGCTGCACCAGGTACTGTAGATGATATTTTTGAAAACCTATAAAAGGAGCAAATATGGTTAACAATGAAATAATTAAATTAAAGTTTGACAACTCTTTCAATGGTCGCTTATTTGCAACGCAAGGTGACACTGGAAGAGTTTTTAATTTACAAGTTTTTGATGATTTTAGTAAGCCAGTTGATGTTACAGGAATGAAACTAAGAATGTATGTGGCAAACTCCAAAGAAGTATCTTATTCAGAGGGAGAAATTGTAACAGCTATAGAGGGAAAAATAAAAGTTCAAGTTTACAACTCACAGCTTAAATATCCTGGAAAACAAAAAGCTCAATTTATACTTACAGATAAAGATGGTCAAAAAATTGGATCTAAAATATTTGACCTTTGGATTGAAGAAGGACTTGAAGCAGGTCCTACTGTTGGCAATAACATCTATGTGGACTTTGAGACAATCAATGAAGCATTAGGCTTGTTAAAAGACTATGACAAAACCCTAGAAGAGGCTAAAGAAGTTGATGCATCCTTAAAAGTAGGAATCAATGAGGGCATAGAAGCAAGAAATAATTTAGCTGATTGTAAGAAAAAAGCTTTGGAAATCAAGGACCAACTTGATAAGTCAAAAGTTGATGCTAACAAAACTTTAGATGACTTAAAGACAACAAAGACTGAATCTGAAACTCTAAAAAGTGATTTAAGCCTAGAAAATCAAAAAGCTACAGAAAATATTAAAGATCTTACAAATAAAATTGATACAGGTAAGGCTGCAAGTAATGAATTAAATACAAGCATAGAAGATGCTAAAGCAAATAAAGAAAACTTAGATAAGTCAAATACAACAGCTCTAGCTACTAAAAAATCACTTGAAGATGTAACAACTGCTGCAAACACAACTAAGACAGAATTAGGAAATTTAAAGAATCAAGGAGACACTTTATCTGGAGATTTAACGGCAAAAATTACTGATGGAAATAAGTTAAAGTCAAACCTTGACAATAGTACAAGCAACGCAGAAAATGCAAAAAGCAGCTTAGATGCAAGTATTACAACAGCGGCAAATACAAAAGGCTTGCTTGATGAAAGTAAAACTCAAGCTGAAAATACAAAGTCTAGTATAGACCAAAGCATTGAAACAGCTAATCTAACAAAAGCTGAAGTTGATGGCAGCAATAACAAGGCTATAAGTTTAAAAAGTGATCTTGATGGGAGTATAACAAAGGGAGAAACTTTAAAAGGAAATATTGATGAAGCTGTTGCAGGTGGCGCTGAATTAAGGTTTATTCTTGCTAATGTTATAGAAACAGCAGATGCAAAAAACACAGGACTTGCAGCAACAATTGAAACAGCAAAAGCTGAAAACACAAGCCTAGCAAATGTGGACCAAGAAGCAAAAAAAACCGAAGCCCTTATAAGAGATTTAATGGATAAATTAAATCTGACAAAAGATGAAGTTAGTAAAATTATAGCTGCAGGGGATTTGTCACAGTATGTAACAGATCCAAAACTTAGGGAAGCTTTACAAAACTATGCCACTAAAGATGACCTTTCAAAAATTGATGTTACAAGCCAGCTTGTAGATTATGCAAAGAAAACAGAAATTCCTACAAAGTTATCTGAATTACAAGACGACAGTAATAATAGAACTGTAACTGATACAGAAAAAAACAAGTTAGCAAATATTGAAGATGGAGCAGAAAAAAATAAAATTACTTCAGTAAACCAAAAAACAGGGGATGTAGTTTTAAAAATTTCAGATTTAGAAAATGACAAAAACTTTAAAACTGAAGTAGAGATTCAAGAATTAATTAATAACTCTAAAAAGCTAAAAAAAGAAGTTGTTACATCACTACCATCTACAGGAAAAGAAGATATAATTTATCTTTTAAAAAATAAGAATGACAATAACAACTTTTATACCGAATATCTTTGGATAGGTGGTAAATGGGAAATCATTGGAGATACTAAGGTTGATTTAACTGACTATGCAAAAAAATCAGAAATTAAAACTAATCTATCTGAAATGATAGAAGACAACACTCATAGGGTCGTAACAGATAAAGAAAAAGCTACATGGAACAAAGTATCAAACAAGGTTGATAAAATAAATGGTAAGAGTTTATCAACAAATGACTTTACTAACGAAGCTAAGGGAAAAGTTGATACAATCCCATCTAACCCAAAATACACCGACACAATAACAAGAATTGCAGGGAAAACTGGAGATATCACAAAAGAAGATTTGGAAAGTCTTGGTATTGGAGGAATTTCTGAAGATGAAGCTGCAGCTATTTCATTGAAGTTAATTTATACTGATTATCTATTTTCTGATGCTAAAGACTTATATAATAAGTTGAATCTAGCAAGTGGAACAAATTTTTCTCCTACAATAAAAACTACTGATAATTTAGTTAATTCTGATGTAGCTACAAAGGAATTAATAAATAATAAATTAGCTTGGGGATGGGCGCTTAAAAGCATTAGCTTTACAGACAAGATGTCAGGATCAAGTACAGCAATGAATGC